CGCTGGAAATGGGGGGCGTCCAAGTTTTACAATCCCAAAACGCTCTAAAGTACCGCCCATACTTGAGGGGTCTGCCGTATCAATAAATATATTTTTTTGGGTGAGTCCAATAGCCAAATAAATAAGTTTTAATTTAGCCGCTTGCACGAGAGTAATTGCCCATAAAACAGCCTTGCCAAAAACGGGGATAGTAACCTGTAAATTCGTTTCTAAATCCGATTTTATTTGAGTTCTTAACTCTGCTAATGTTGGTATAGTTATCATAATTTACCAGTTCCCGAGTGATTTACTTGTGTTTACATTTACATTTGGCGAACTTGACGCACCCGCTAATCTAGGATTATTTAAGTTAATATCAACGGAGGATTTGAAACCACCTTGAAATTTTTCCATAAAACTCTCTTGTTCCGCTTGTTTTTGATTCATTGCTGGCGCTGGTGCGCTATCACTTTCGGACGATTTCATTTTAACTTGAAAATCTATTCCTTTAGACATTTCGCCAGCCGCCGTTTTAGCGATATCTACTTGCGATTTAATTGCCGCAATTCTCGCGCTACTTTCGGCCGCTATGTTTGCTTTATCTTTTGCATATTGCTCATCTGAGAGCAATCCTATGGCGTTTTGTGCCCATTTCCATGCGGAAACAATACCGTCAACCATGGTTAAAAATGCATGTTGAATACTAAGAAAATAAATTTTAACAGATGCGACAAAAAAATCAATAGCCGCTGTCATAAATTGCATGGCAGAATCCCAAGTTTCACTCCAGCCAGTTGTTTTAGATGTAATCCATACAACTGCCGCAATTAACGCCGCAATAGCTACAATTACAAGGCCGATAGGATTTGCTGTCAAAATAAAATTTAATACCGTCTGTGCTGCGCTCCATGCCGCTGTTTTAATTGTCATCCACGCGGAAATCGCACCTAACCGTAAATATGCAATAGCGACGCGTGCCGTAACTAATAACTCTGTGTTTTTAATAGCTAACCACGCCGACGATATACTATTTGCAATTAACATGGCCTTGCTATATACACCAATTGCAAACGATACCACTGCAATTGCTATAGCTAATGCTCCTAATGCGACAACAACTTTTAAAATTAATTCAGCTAACGATTTATTACGAGAAATCCAGTCAGAAACTTTTGTAATAATTGGAGCCAAAGAATCAACTAAAGAATTGATAACTGGTAGTAACGCGTTTCCTACTTGAATAGCTAGTGCCGTCGTTGTGTTTTTTAACTTATCCATTTGAGCCGCTGTAGTTGCATTTTTTTTCTCATATTCAGCCTGTAACGATGTCGCCTCTGAAAATGATTTATTTGCAATTCCTTGTAACTCTGTTAATCTTGCCGTCCCACTTCCTAATGCACCAATTACTTTTATTGTTTCTTGACTACCTAGTTTTAAACCTTTTAATTTTTCCGCCAAAACCTCTGGGGCTAATCCGTTAAATGACGTTGCGAATTTTTTTACAAATTCGGTCGGGTCTTCCGCTAATAATTTTTTAGCCGCCGCACTTGTCATATCCATTTGGCTAGCAAATCCGTTAATTTCCTCTCCCGCAACTAATAATAAATTAGTTAAACCACCAGCACCAATTTGGGCATTAATACCTAATTCCTCCAAATACGTTCCAAGGGCTAAAGTATTTTGAACAGAACTTTTTAAAGCGTCTGGTAACGCGCCCATGCGTAATGTAAAATCGGTAATATTTCCAGACGTACCAGCACCAACCGCCCCGAGTTCATTTATTGCTGAACCAGTAGCAGTAATAGCCGAGGCTATATCTAAATCCCTTGTTTGAGAAAATAATGTTTTAATTTTTCCAATTGACGAAACAGCCTCCTCGACTCCGCCTTGAAAATCTGCACCTAATGCAACGTTAAACTGATTTGCGGCGTTTGTAAATGACAATAAATCTTTCTGAGCAATACCTAATTGTCCACCTATCTCCGCAATTTTTTGTAACTCTTCTATTGATGTGCGGGTTTTGGGAGCCATTTTTAGCAAATCTTGACCAAATTGCGATAGAGCGGAACCGCTTAAACCTGTAGTTTTTGCTACGTCAGCCATTTTATCCTCAAATTTAACCGCCTCGCGGCCAGCTAAAACTAACGGCCCTATTATAGCAGCGCCAGCAATTGCAGCATTTTTAGACATCGCAAACGCTGACTCTGACATTGCACGATATTTTCTATTACTTCGAGCAATTGCCTCCTCCGAACGATTAGCAAACGCAACAACAGAGTTAGTCATAGCCCTAACTGGAGCCGTCAATTTATCGACTGCCGTAAAAATTGTAGGAATAATAGCTGCTCGTGTTGCCATTTTTTTATTTTATAAAAAAACCCCTACTTTTTAGGGGTTTTCATGTCTTCTATTTCTTTGCAAATGTCATCGTACCAATAAATCAAACCCGTGTAATCTATGTCATCTAAATTTAATTTTCCTATCGTTTCGGGCGTCCATTTGGTTGACCGTACAACGGTTAAAATCATGTTATTAATTGATTCGCTGTCTTTTTCTGGGTCGGAGTTTAAAGAAAAAAAATGATAATTTCGTTTGCAATACTTGTATCAGATGTATCTAGTTTACCTTGAAAACCAATACTTTGTCCACTAATTGCACAAAAATAACCTGTTAACCTATTATCTGTTGCGTCACCAGTTTTTAAATTTGCCAATTTTTCTCTCAATTCTCTAGCCTCTATTCTCGGTTTATATTTTACCTCGGTAACTGCTCCATTACTTCCGCCCATTTCAATAGGAAAATTTAGTTTATGAGTAATTGAGAAATCCTCATTTACACTCAGTACACCGTCTTGAACTAGAGAAATTAAATTATCAATACTAGATTGATAATCTTCGCGTTTTTTATTTCGGATTTTTTTGTGGTCTAACCACTCGTAAATTTCTTTACGAGCAGTTTCAAAATTTACTAATTCTGCCATTTTTATAGGGGTTATTAAATTACAGTACTTGTAAAACACCACCACCAGACAATTTTAATGTCATTTGTGAGGTGTTTCCGTTGTTTGTTTGGTCGCCTACTGGCTTGCCATTACCCGCATAAACTTTACCGTTTATATTTGTAATAGTCCAGTCTGCCGTTTCTGGAGAACCAGCCAACGCGGTTATTTTTTCTTGAGTGCCGTCACCAACACCAGCCGAAATAACAACCTCAAACATCCAACGAACTCGGCTCAATTGGTCTATGATTCGTCCGCCACCGTCAATCATTGCAGTGTCGTCCGCGGCTCTGATTCCACCTAAATCATAGGTTGAATCTTCGCCCGCTTTTGGTAATAAAACACCACTCCCTAGTGTTGGGTGGTTATAAGTGATTTCGATTATATCTCCTCCAGTTGGCATGGCTAATTATTTATTTTAAAGTGAACCAAAATTAAACCCAGCGCTCGCTGTGGTTGATGCTATGCGTGTAAATCCAGAACGTTTGTAATCAAAAGTAGTCTCTAATCTATCTGGATTTATTGCTGAAATGTTAACTCTTAATGACGCAGACGAGAACGCTGGTTGTACAATCAATCCGCGCTGTGACAATGTAACAAAATATTTATTTAACACTGCCTTCCATGTCTTAGGTTTTACAACTGTGTTTACAATTACCGTATCCTCGTCCGCAGCAATAGCGTGGTCTACTACGTTAATTTGCTCTAACAAATAATAGCCATAACGTACATTATAATCTATCATTAAGTTACGGCAATATCTGTACTGTGGCGGAACCTCGCCGTCTGGGTGGTACGTAGTTACAAAATCAGTAATTCTGTATTGTCCAGCCAATAACTCAACACATGAGTTACCTTTTTTAACATACAAATCTCTGTTATCATAACTTGACATTGTACCGATAACCGTTGGTGTTGGCATGTCTGGGTAGTATAATCCAGAAACGTCCAAATGTGGTGTGTCTTGAGATACTCTTGCAAATAAAACCGACATATTAGCCGACGCCTCTAATGGTAAACCTTTTGACAATGGCGCTGGCGCAACTGCTACAGTTACTTGTAATTTCTTAGTATCTGTAAACGAAGAGTTGTTATCTACAACCGAACCGCAAACAGCGATAAACGGTTTAAAAATAATTCCAGCATAACGTCCCGTAGGTATTGTTTGCGGAATTCCGTTAAATTGTTCAAGTTCAGTTATTACAGATGCATTCATTCCGTAACCATTAGAAACAATTGTGTTCCACTCGTTTTGGAATTTTTCAAGTGAACCCGTAACTGTTGGAGTACCAGAACCACTTTGGGTTGAATTCGTTGCGTATGTTATTCCTAAATCGTTACCGTTAGTATCAATAGACACCGTTAAATCTTCCGCTGTTAATCCCTTCCATTTTGATGTCAAAATAGCCTCGTAACTTGTAGACGTTGCCGTTACTGGGCAACCTAAAACGTTATTTATAGCGTCCTCAATTTTTTGAGTAATTTCATTTGATGTGTCACCTACAACTAAATTTATGTTATAGCTACCTCCGTCTAATGAATATCTACCGCCAATTACAACCGTATGAGTTCCGTTAGCGTTAACTGTTCCTGTTGGTGTTATCTCAATTTCTTTAGCAGTGGCTCCAACTGGCTCCGCTTGCGGGTAGATAATTGTAGGAATTCCGCCAGCACCTCCTCCAGAGGTAGGGCGTAAAATTCTCATTTGTAAAAATATAGGCGAACCAAAACCGTAACGCTCTCCCGCTTGTTGTGCGCTTGTACACTCAAACGGCTCTAGGTCTAGCGAACCTTGATTAGCTGTATTAGCCTCGCCAATAACAGCGATTCTTTGGGGTAAATTAGGGGTTGATTCTGCGAAATTTCCTTTAGCCAGTTTATAACCGACGATTTTCGCTATTCTTTCACTACCTACTGCATCGCTTGCCATGATATAATTTTATTTGTGGAACTTTTTGTGGAGACAAAACTAAAAACAACTTATGTTCTAATAAAACATTTTCCATTTAAAATGTAAATCAATACGCAAGTAGCAGTTTTACGTAATCTGGCCAAGAGGTTTCCTTGGATTTTGAGTTTATACAAACCTCGTAAGCGAGTATATCTTTTAACGCCATGTTATAAATTCTAACATCCCAAAAGTGATTCTGTAAAGATGAGGATTTTTTTACCCACTTAAACCGAACGTCGAGCCCATCTTTATCAGATTCTAAAATTCTATGCTCCGCCTCAAAATGTTTAAAATAATCCTTGTAACTATATTTGCCGTCGCTTTGTTGAGGATAATTCATAAATCCAACTGGTTGCGCGTCATCTTGGTGCGCGTCCCAACGCAATAACATCAAATCCGAGAGCGCGTCTTTTACTTTATTTACCTCAATTAAATATAATTTACTCCTAGCTAATCCTTTTTTAAACACCCTTAAATCTTTTTCAGCCGTGGTAAATTTAAAAACGTCCTTACCTTTTAAACCTATACACCAAAAACCAGTAACAGAATCAATATATTCGAATACCTCTTTCTCAAAAAACCCCGAATCGATGCCTACAATTTGAGGTCGCATGCTTGTTCCCGTGTCCTTTGGATATATCTTAGAGGCAATTTTAGTAATCTCTGGCCAAACTGAGTTCTGGGCTCTTAGGTCATAACTCCACGCCGCCCTGTCGGCTTTATTTTTCATAGAGTTTTCCTTGTTCACAAACGTGCCGACGGAACCTTGGTCTACCGAGTACGGAGTTCCGCTCTGTGACCACGCCACAATTTCCCAGTCTACACGACCGTCCTCAACAAAACCTCCAAGGTCGCACGCCATCGTTAACCCAACGATAATTCCATTACCGTCTCTTATTGAAACTTTTTCTGGTATAACACCTATTGGATAATCCCTTATGTTACTCAATAATGGACTTGCTGAGGTTGTTTTAGTTTTACTTTCGTAAGTTATACCGAGACATAGGTTTGTAAATGTCTGCATTAACTCGGGTTTTGCCACCCCTTTTGGGTTGGCTGCGATGTAATCTCGGACGTAATGCGTCCAGTTAAACATGCCTGGGGCGGCATAGAGGGCACTCAACTGATACGAAAAATAATCTGGAGCCGTAGGTTCTGCCGTTGGAACCCATAAACCATTCAGATTCATTTCGTATTTATTTTTTTCTGTAAAAAACCCGCCACATTTTTGGCACAAATACCCGACTGACTTATCAATAAGACGACCATTTGTGTCGGTTTTCCAAGTAATACCCGCCATGTTATACTCATCAACCTCATGTGTCCACTCCAATGTTATTGGCTCATGGCAACACGGACAATGAACGTTATACCTCCGCTGGTCTCCTAATTTATAAACTGGCTCAATGTTCGACGTTTGTTTTACCTCGGGAGTAGATATAAAATACAATTTCATTTTAGATTCACTCGAGGCAAACCTCTGCTCTATCATTTTAAAAGTCGACCCCGACTCTTTTGTTAAACCTTTTGCGGCCTCAAAGTCATCTATAAAACCCGCTTGAACTGTTCTCTGTCTTAATAATTTGTGGTTACCAGCCGACCCAGCAGTTATTGAGCCGTCGGGAAATTCTTTCGCTTTGCTTGTGTCTCCTGTTCTTTGGTTTCGTTTCCTTAACGAGTTGGCTTTAATCAATGGCCTTAGTCCACAACTATCTATCATTTCGTCCACACGCCCGCTCATAGACTCCTCCGCTAAATCAGCGTGTCCAGTTAAAAATAAAACGTGTTGCGGCCGCTGGTCAATTATCCAACCTAACCCATTTTCAATTACCCCAGCCGATGCTCCAATTTGTGCGCCTTTCATAAACGCAATAATTCGAGCGGGTGACTCTGGAGATAAATGGTCGACAATTTCTTTAAAATATGGAGTCTTGTCGTAACTATATGGGCCAGGGAATGGCGTTCCTTGCGGCATAACTCTGTTTTTTTCTGCCCACTCCGACGGTTTCATGTTCGATAAAAACACATTTCCCGACCTCAGAGCCTCCAGTATTTGTTCTTTATAAATCATGATAAGCGTTCTCCTTTCCCTCTCTTCTCGCTATACTCATCCACAATATTATCAACCATATCTATCGCATTTTCGTACGCCTCGTTTATTGCTTTGTTTACAATTACGTTCAGTTTTCCACGCATCGCTGAAACTTGTTCTCTACTTATGTCTGCCATGGTCGAAAACTCAACTAGTAAATTATCTGCCGCGTTGTTAAACGAACGAGAAACAGAACGAGAATAAACCGAGATAGTATTTTTAACTAGGTCGGTCGGCATCGATTCGCCAGCCATTTTTTGCCGCTTAAGTTTTGCTATTTCCAAGTCCTCGAGTTTTCTCTCTAGTTCAACCTCCTTAATTTGTGCGTCGAGTTGGTTTCCCGCGTACATAAATTCACTAGGAGCCTCAATATTTGGCCCCTTGCGTGGTGGTGGTGGTTTCGGTTTTTCAATTTTAGGCGCAACTATTTCACTAACCTCAGATGTTAATTTTTTTTCTGGCTTAATTCTAACAGTTACCTCTTGAACTTTCTTAGGTTCTGGTTTAATTCCTCTTGTTTTGTGCTGCCATTTTTCTATAAACTCTCGGTTTATTGGTAACGTGTCGTCTATTACGTCGCCAGAACAAACTACTTTGCCGCGTGTAATATAAACTGCCAACTTGTTTTTTTCAATGCCGCACAGCGTCGCAAAATGCGCTTTAATGTGGTATGCCATAGGTCAACAAATGTAATATTTATTTTGAAACCCAAAACATCGTGGTCAACAAAACTCAAATGTGTGTCACCCCCCCATTTTTTGGAGATTTGCATCCTT